TCGTTTATTATTTTAGAAAAAGTATCAAAATTAACATTAATACCTTCTCCAAAACTAAATCCATCGTCTACTTTTATACTTCCTTCAGGAGCAGTTTGGGTTTTTTTAGTAGAAGAAATATTAAAATTATTTTTAATTAATTTTAAAAGTGAAGGATCAGTACCAAAAACTATATTGTCTTTATTATTAATATTATAACGCTTTCCTTCAGAATAGTCAAAAAGTACTCTTTTTCCATATCCTTTTTCTTTTTTATTTTTATTAAGTGAACCTAAAGATATTAAATCATTTGCTTCACTAGTTGTTAATTTAACAGATTTAGTTATGTTTACTGGAAGGGAAAAATCAGTAGGAAATGATGTAGATCCTACAGATTTTTTAAAATCTCTAAAAGCATTACCTATTTTATTTACTCCATTTACTAATTTATTTATTGCATTTTCTAAATTTGCAAACTCATTTATTTGCTTAATAAATTCAGTAAGTCCTGTATTTTTAGGTACAGTTACTGAAGTAAGAATTTTAATTTGGCTTTTAATTTTATTAAAATCTATTTTAGTATTTAATGATTCTAATTTACCATAATTAATGTTACTTAAATTATTTATTACTTTTATGTATTCGTTGATTATAGCCTGAGTTTTACTAAAAATTTCAAGACTAATATTAGATATTTTACTTGAAGAAAATAATTGTATCTGTTGAAAAAGTGATACAATTATATTATAATCTGGAAGGTTAAAAGTATTAAATTTAATATCATTGAGAGAACTTATTCCTTTAGCATAAGCCTGAATTATATAATAATTCTCCATGATTTTTTTAGGGTCTAAATCAGAGTATCCTCCTTGCTTTGAAAACAAATCAATATTCTCCCAAGGAATAATAACAGTTCCCCAAAAATCTTTGGAAAAATTAGGAATAGGAGTTTCACTTATTTTCTTAAGAGCATTAAGATAACCGGTAACTACATCTGATACATTTATAATAGTAGTAGAATTTAAATTACTTAATTGTTTCTGAGGACCTCCTTGACCAAATTCTAATAATTTATTCCAAGGAATAGTAACGTCTCCAAAAACTATCTTACTTAAATCGCGAGAGGGAGTTTCAGCTATTTTCTTAAGAGCATTAATATAACCGGCAACTATATTTGATATATTATTAATAGCATTAACGTTTATAGTACTTAATTCTCCCGTAGGACCTCCTTGACCAAATTCTAATAATTTATTCCAAGGAATAGTAACGTCTCCAAAAATTATATTACTTAAATCGGGAGGGGGAGTTTCATCTATTTGCTTAAGAGCATTAATATAACTAGTAACTATCTTTGATATATTTTCAATAGTAGTAACGTTTATAGTATTTAATTCTCCCGTAGGACCTCCTTGACCAAATACTTTTAATTCACTCCAAGGAATAGTAACGTCTCCAAAAATTTGATTAATTATATCGGGAGAGGGAGTTTCATCTATTTGCTTAAGAGCATTAAGATAACCTGTAACTACATCTGATACATTTTTAATAGTAGTAACGCTTATAGTATTTAATTCTTTATTAGGACCTCCTTTAGCAAATTCTAATAATTTACTCCAAGGAATAGTAACGTCTCCAAACATTTGATTGATTATATCGGGAGAGGGAGTTTCATCTATTTGCTTAAGAGCATTAAGATAACTGGTAACTATATTTGATACATTTTCAATAGTAGTAACGTTTATAGTATTTAATTCTTTATTAGGACCTCCTTTAGCAAATTCTAATAATTTACTCCAAGGAATAGTAACGTCTCCAAACATTTGATTAATTATATCGGGAGAGGGAGTTTCATCTATTTGCTTAAGAGCATTAAGATAACTAGTAACTATATTTGATACATTTTCAATAGTAGTAGAATTTAAATTACTTAATTCTCCATTAGGGCCTCCTTTAGCAAATTCTAATAATTTACTCCAAGGAATAGTAACGTCTCCAAAAATTTTATTAATTATATCGGAAGAGGGAGTTTCATCTATTTGCTTAAGAGCATTAAGATAACTGGTAACTATATCTGATACATTTTTAATAGTAGTAGAATTTAAATTACTTAATTCTCCATTAGGGCCTCCTTTAGCAAATTCTAATAATTTATCATATGGTAATTTAAGTTCAAATGTAAATAAATCTCCTATAGCTTCTAAAATATTTTTTTGAGGAAGATTTTTTATTGAAGATAATCCTATAAAATATGATGTAATTGATTCAACATTTTGCTTTATTTGATTAGGATTTCCTAAATTTTGAGATCCAAAAATTTTAATATCTGAATATGGGATAGGTTTTTGAAAAAATGTTATTAGTCCTTCAACCATAGTAGAAGCTAATTTACCTATAGCAGAAAAAAATCCTCCTCCCCCAGTAGATTCACTTATCATTTTCATTCCGTTTGCCCATTCTCTTATTACTAATGAATTTTGCTTTGCTTGATTAGGATCTCCTAAAGAAACAGAAGCAAAATTTGATATTTTACTTAATGGAAGTTCTCCACCAAAAAAAGTAACTAAACCATCTGCTATACTACCTACTAAATTAGCTATTGAACCTATAGCTCCTGCTCCTGATCCTACAGCCATTAAAGCCATTCCTTTAGCCCAATAAGCTATAGATTCAGCATTGTTTTTAATTTTTTTCGTATCAAAATTATATTTTCCAAAATCTTCAACTTTTTTAAGAGTATTTTCTATACCTCCTCCAAAAAAGGTAGCTATACCATCTATTAAACCCCCAAAAGCAGTCATAATCATTCCACTCCCCATTAATGATAGTCCTGCTCCAAAAGCTGCGAATCCTATTCCTACATTTTTAAGATTATCTCCCTTTACATTATTAAAAGCTTCAAGTCCTTCAGCTAAAGAAGGAAGTGCTTTACCCATAAGCCAAGTTGCACCTGCTATTGATGCTCCTATTGATAGTATTGCTCCGGATAGTATACCAGCCCCTAGTAAAATCATAGGATCTGCAAATGCTTTTAATCCTGTTGCTATTCCCTTAAAAATTGCTCCAATAGCTGTTCCTACTCCTTTACCTATAGAACCAATAAAATTACCTAACCCCTTTCCTAATGTACTTAATCCTGGTCCCAAAGCATTTAATATAGATTGTATTCCTTTTCCTATTCCTTTACCTAAAACTTCTAAGGATTTACCTATTCCTTTAGATATATTACTAACAGCATTCCCTATTCCTTTACCTAAAGATGTTAAAGCATTTTCTATTCCTTTAAAAACATCCGTAATAATATTTTTTAAACCCTTACCTAAAGATATTAAAGCATTTTCTATTCCTTTAAAAACATCCGTAATAATATTTTTTAAACCCTTACCTACAGATGTAAAAGCATTTTCTATTCCTTTAAAAACATTTGTAATAATATTTTTTAAACCCTTACCTAAAGATGTTAAAGCATTTTCTATTCCTTTAAAAAATTCTTTAATAGCATTTCTTATTCCTTTACTAACATTTTCAATAGTATTTTTTAAGTTTTTACCATTGGATGATATATCTTTAGTTTTATCTGTTATGTCTTTAGTTGAATTTGTTGTAGTATCTTTAGCTTTATCTACTACAGTACTTTTAATAAATCTACCCTTAGCATCTCTAGCTTGTGGTGGTTTAACAGTATCTTTAGCTTTATCTACTACAGTACTTTTAATAGGTCTACCAGCATTTTCAGCTTGTGATGGTGTAACAGTATCTGTTAAATTAGGAGACCCGTCAGCTAGCTTAACAAACATAGGATAACTTTTTGATCCTCTTCCAAAAAATTTATTAAAAATCCCTGAAAATACATCTCCTAATCCTTTTCCAGTAAGTTCTTTTAAGCCTATATTAATTGCGACCCCACCTACTAAAATTTTTCCGTATTTATCAAAAAAACCTTTAATATCCATAAAAATTTTATATAATCCTCCTAAAAAAGTATTTTCATCTGGTTTTTTACCTTTTAATATGTCATTTAAAGCTTCTATATTTTTTTCTACAGGACCCCCTTTTGCTAATACTTGATTTAAAAAATTTAAGGGACCTGATGTATTATTTGTACTAAATATGGTTTTAAATATAGTATCTAATGCTCCTCCGTCTTTTAATAATAAACCAAAAATACGGGTTACATTTTCTTCTAATGTGTTTAATCCTTGTTGAACATTTGAATCGTTCCACCATGCTGCAAAGTGTTTACCAAAAACTTCAGTAAACATACCATTTATTTTAGCAGTAATATGTTCAATTTTTTTTAATACTTCAAAGAAAATAGCTCCCCCTTTAGCTCTCATAGCTGTTAATCCTCTTTGCCTCATTTCTTCACTTTCACTAAAAGTTGCTTGTTGGTTATCAATATCTGATCCTTTTTTCTTTTCTTTATTAAGTTGGTCTGTAGCAGATATATTTTGTTTTGTACCTGCTATTATATTAAGTATAGCATCTTCACTTAAACCTGTTGTTTTTGTAAGAGCATCCATTGCAAATTGATTATTTAAAATACTTTGTCCATGTTCATTAACTAATTTAGTTAATTCTGATTGAACTCCTGTAACATTCCTAGTAGCAGCAAAATATCTTAATTGATTAAGATTTACTTCTTTACCAGTTAATAATGATAATTCTTGTTCATTTGAAATGCTTTCTTCTATATTTAAAAATCCTTTAGCAGCTGATAAAGCATCTTCTAAAGCTAATCCTAATTTTTTAGATGTAACTACTGCTTTGGTAATACTTTTTTCAGATCCCCCTAAAGTTAATTTAATATTATTAGAAAGTTTAGCTACATCTTCATATACTTCTTTTTGAGTAGTTGCTACCTTTTGTGATCTAATTTCAGCTAATGCTGTATCCATCACATTTTCAGATATTTTTTTAGTATCTTTTCCTAATAACTTAGCATACTTTTGCATACCTGCAAAAGATTCAGCACTATATCCAGCATATATATTTAATTTTACCATATGATTATAGGTGGCATCACCTAAATCATCCATGTTTCCTAAAGCAGTTTGAATTTGTGTAAAAGATTGAGCAGAAGCAGCAGCTGTAGGACCCATACTTACTACTCTACTATATATTTTAGCAGCTGCTGCAGCACCTAAATTTGCACTTCTAGCAATTCCTTGTATTTCTGAACTTACAACAGATGCTATTTCTTTATAAGCAGTTATAGATTCTGTGGCTTTATTTACTAAGAAATCAAAAGTTTTTTTAATAAATCCTACTACTCCTCCTATTATCCCTTTTGCTAATTTAAAGGCACCAAATGCTAAAACCAAAGGATCACTTAAATTTTCTTTTATAGCTTTACCTACAACTTTAAAAGCAGAAGCTATACTTCTAACTTTGATAAATAAAGTTGCGGTTTTATTACCTCCTTCTGTTAATTTATTAGCAGTAGCTTCTGCTGCTATATTTGCCTCTTCAAATACATTTGATAAACTTTCCATCCCCATTTTTTCTAATAATCCTTGAGAGGATTTTAAGAGTTTTCCTGTTAAACCTGTAGCATTTTCAATATTTTTTTGTTGCCTATATTGTTCTTTTAAATTATTTAGAGTTTGATCGTATAAAGAATTATTATCCCTTATTGATTTTTGTATATCCGCTAATGCTTTTATTTCGGTTTCATTTAATTCTCCTAGTTTTTGCTTTTTTTTAAGCTGTTTTTCAGCTAATTCAAGGTTAATTTTTTCAGCTTTACTTTTAGCTATTGAAATTCTAAAATCTTCTGAGGACATATTATATATACCCTTCATATGAGATTCAAGATGTCGAGCAATTCCTTCTAATTTATTAAAACTACTACTAGTTTTAGCTACTTCTTTACGGGTATTATTAATTGATTTTAAAATCTCGCTCCAATCCTCAACTAAAATTGATGTTGTTTTATTAAGATCCTTATATCTTTTGTCTAAATCTTTAAATATTATTTTTTGGGATTCAAGATTCTTGTTTGCTTCTGTAAGATTACTAATGGATTTTTTTTGAGTTAACTCCCTATTTAATTCTGTTTCTCCTAAATTTCTTGATAATCTAATGCTCTCATCTAAAAGCTTATTATATTGGCTTAAAATCTCCGTATTTGGGGATGGGGTAGGAGGAGGAGGAGGGTTTGAAGGAGGCTGGTTTGTTGGCATTTATATATTTAATTATATATTATAAATATTAAGGGGCATCAAGTCTTTGATGCCCCTTTTATTTTAGTAACATAATTAGGAACTCTAGTTTGAGTATTTATATTTTCTTTAGTATATCCAGCTTGTTTTAAACTTTGTATAGATTTTTGAGCATTATTTTCTATGCTAGAATCTTTATTTTGCTCTTCATAAAATGTTTTAATTTTATGATATGTAAATTCTCTTAAATATATAGGAAAATTATATACAGTATACCAATCATAACCTCCTTTTCCATGAAAAACTATTTCGTGAATTTGAGAAAATATATTAATTTTAAATTGTTTAGCTTCCTCAGGCGTCAGGGAAAAAAAAGTTAACTCCCATGGGTAATTCTATATTTTGAATATCTCCATTTACTTCAATATTAATTTTTAGATCAATGTCAGGTTGAATTTCTCTAATATAATCTCTTAAAGCTTTAGAATCACGAGCTAACATATAATTATCTACAAAATCACGAATTGATTTAGTATCTGAATCTCCTTCAACTGAGGTTATAATATGTTTCAAACGGGTTGATAATTCAGGTGCACTATTTTTATAAAGTTTTTTTAGACCTTTAATTTCACCTTCAATTTTTTTCTCAATATGACCATTAATTAATCTAAAAGTTATATTAGTGTTAGAATGAGGTAGAACATAAATAAATTCATTTAAACCTCGTATAAATAAAGTTTCATCAATAGGCTTATTATCTAATGTGGTTAAATCTACTGTGTGTTCTATCCCTTCAAAAGTAAAACTATAATCTTTACCATACCCTAAAATTCTAGATGCTATTAAAATAGCATTTTTATCACCTACAAATAAATCATTATAATCAAATTTAGTAACTAATAAAGATTGTAATAATTTATCAATTACTACTCCTTGAGTTATATAATTTTGATTAGTTAAAATATCTTCTTCTCTAGCAGTCATGTATTTCATTTCTACTTTCCCACTTGCTAAAGGATGATCTTGAGGATATAATAAACCCTTAGAAGGTAATTCTACAATTTCTGTTGGAAATTTAAATTTATTTTCTGTTGAAGAAATTTGGGGAGGTAGAGCTGTAAAAGAGCTCTGAGATTCAAGTGGGGTTAATTGGTCCATAATTTTTATTTAAATAACTTGTGTGGTTATACATATTATAGGGGAAAGTTCTTTAATTGGATTCTTTATCCTTTTATAACTTGTTTTGTTGTTAATTTAGCTTCTAGTTTATCTAATCGAGAATCTAGTTGTCTCCAAACTTCTTGAAATTCTTGTTCTGTGTTTTGAGTTTCTTCATCAATTCTTCGATGTATATCGTTAAAATGATTTTCGTTATCTCTTGTTTGTCCTTGATGTATATCATCAATTCTTCGATATACATCGTTAAATTGATTTTCGTTATCTCTTGCTTGTTTTTTTAATGTGTTTATTGTTTTAATTACAATAAATGCAGCTACAACCTCAGCTATTACTAAAACTGTAACCATACCTAGTACAAAATAAAATGTTGTCATATTTTTTTAATTTAAATTGTTGAACATATTAAAGAACTTTCCCTATAATATGTGTATAATATAAAAAAAGAGCTTAGGGTTGCCAAGCTCTTCTTTAAAAATATGTAAGTGTTTTTTAGAAATTTAATACGCAATAATCCATTGTAACCTCAATAGTTAAATTTTGAGCAGTTGATTCATTATCCCAACTATATTCACCAAAATTAGAATTAACAATAAACGCACCTTTAATTGCCCATTCAGATACAATATCACCTACAGGACCTAATATTTGAAGAACTAACTCTTTTTTATACATGTCTTGGTATCCATTTCTACCCGTAACTGATTCATGGTGCAAACGAACCCATTCTATTACGGATTGTGCTCCAGAAGGAGTAATAGGGTCAAATAGGGTTAATGTAATATTACTCCATTTTGTTTTACCTTTGACTTTTTGGTATAAATTTATGTAATTTAATACAATTTCGTCTTGAGTTAAAGTTACAGCAGATACTCCTTTTATGATATAAGCATCAATACCATCCATTTTTAATATAAACCTATTCTGCTGTTTAGGTTCAAAGGTGGTTACAAGTAATTCATTTGGTTCAAGTGTTGCCATATTATTATATTTTTATTTATTTATAAATATTTAATTTTTAAATTTTTATGCAGGAAATGTAGCACCTGTTGGTAAGATATTAAAATCGAGGTAAATAAATTCTGCAGTTTTAGTTGGCTGGAGGTAAATAGCACCGATTAAGATATTTCTATCTATAGTATCAGGAGTATTATTTGAATCATCCATTACTACTTTAAAAGCATATAAACCTTGACGTTGTTGTACTGATTCAAGATACGGATTTACTGTATTTAAAAATTGTAATCTAGTATCTGCTGTGTTTTGTTCAAATACTAATGTTTTAGCTACATCAGAAATAAATTGTTTTAAGGCAATTAATAATCTGCGAACATTTACACGATCAAGAGCAGATGCTTTAGTTTGTAATGTTTTTTGTCCATATACTACTACACCTGTTCCAGGAAATGTTGCAATTGGATTAATTTTGTTAGTATATAAAATATCACGATCAGCTTGAGATAATTTAAATTCTGCTCTATTAACTGTTACTAACCCACCTCTATTAATACCCGCAGGGGCAAACCAAGGTTCTGCTACACTATCGTTATAGGCATATACACCTCCTATTACTGTAGAAGCAGGCACCCATACTCTTTTGCCTGAATCCGGATCTGTGGTTTGTACCCAAGGCCAATATGAAGCCGCATATGAAGAATTTCTAGAAGAGGCTTGATCTGTGGTGGCGGTTATAGTACTATCATAAGGTACTAAATCCATTACATATATATTATCTCCTCTTTGTTCAGTATTTGAAATTATACTAGAAATTAAACTTGTATGTCCTGATAGTTTATTAAATAAACCTGGGGTCATTAATACATTAAATCTATATTCATCTTGGTTAGAAAGTAACTTAATCATATTAGTATAACTAGCACTAGGAATACCTTGAATCTTATCTACAAGTGCTGATGTTGTATTCCCTGTATTAATAGCATCATAATACAAATGACCTCCTGCCCCTATACCTGAACCTAAAGCACCTCCAAAACCTCCTGATTGAAAAGGAGCAGGATAAGAAGCAGTAAATTGTGGTTTGAAAGTACCATTATTATCAAAGAAATTAGGTGTTGGTGTATTAACAGATTGTACAATTACATAAGATGAGGCATTAGGATAAGAACCTGATAGTATTATACTATTTTTACTTGAATTATAAGAATATTCATAGTCTCCTATTACTTTAGTTATAAAATTATCTGCTAAAGGATCTAATGATAAATCTTTCCATTGTTCTAATATTGAAGGTGTAGTATTTGTATCATTACCTTGTCTAATAAGTAAATCAAATTTTCCAGAGCCACTAGTGCAAGAAGGGATAGACCATTTAAAATTAGCAGTAGAACCACTAGAAAGTGAACCACTAATTTCAGGACTATCACTATTCATAATTGCTCCTTTAGAAATAGTTTTTAAAGTAAAACAAGTAGAATTTACAGTATCAACACCACCTCCTACTGTATCTTGCAATGCTACATTAGCATTAGTTGAACCTGTAAAAAATCTTACACCATTAGGAGCGGTACCAGCAACAGAACCTGAAATAGTTAAAGTAGCGCTACTAACAATAAATCTAATATTTGTTAAAGGAGATAAACTACTTGAAACTGCCGTGAATTTATTATTAAAATTAGTTGCGGTTTCATTTAAATTAGAACCACTAGCATAGAAAAACAAACTACCAGCATCTGGAAGATTTCCAGAAGAAGTAGCTATAAAAATATACCTAAAAATATTTTC